TCACACGTCGACCGAAGCGAATGGCCCCGGCCCATACCGCGCCGAGATCTGTGCCACAGCGATCCGGTCGCCCGCCACAAAGCCGTCAGCTGCCTGCATCGCCGCGCCATAGGTCCATCCCGGCTGGTGCACTTGCACCTCTCGCAGGATCGCTCCGCCACTGGTCGCAATGACGCGCAGCATATAGGCTTCGATTTCCTCACCCAGCGGAATCTCGGGCATCTCCCAGCTGTCCCCATCAATACGGCTCCGCCATACCCATGTCAGCGCCAGATCACCACTGTCAGACGGCGTTGCCCTCAGATGCCCGGGGGCATAAGGCCGCAAACCATTGCCGTCGAAAGCTTCAATCAGATGTTGATACGACGGATCGTCATAGGCCCGACGCGCCGCTCCAATACGATAATGGCGCGCGATGCGGCGCTGGCTGCTTGTCAGGCCAATCTGCTGCGGCGCCCCATTCAGCAGAACGAACCACGACCCGGCGGGCCATTCATCCGGCATCAGCCCGTCGCTGCCCGCCTGCCCGCGCAATCGACCGGACAGCCAATAGGTGTCGGGGGCGATCAATTCGGCGGTCGTGAACTGGAGCAGCTCCCATTTGCCTGAACTTCCATCGCCCACCGCCGCAAGGTTTGCGCCATTCAGCACTGCCTGTGCATCGCGCCCTTCCAAAGCGCCGGTTATCATCTTCACCTGCAATGGGGCGCCATTGTCCCACACACCCGGTCGCGCTCGGATCAACGGGGTTTCGGTCATCCCCACCATGGCGCGTGACGCGATGATGTCGCTCAGCGCATAACTGTCGTCGCTGCCCGAGGCATATACGGCAACGCTGCCCGGCCAGGGCTGGGCCGTGACCGCCAGATGCGGGGCATGCGGCACTTCATCGCCCGTCATCAGCGGCAAATCCATGAACAGCGGAAGCACCGGCACCGGGGCGACAAATGCGCTTTGCGCCGGGGTATCTTCAGGCATCTCAGACGGCTCGTAAACAGCGGCCTCGATCCGCACCGCATCCAGCGTCTGCACCTCGCTTTGTTCCACGCGATCAACGCGATAGGTTGCCCCGCTTAGCGCGATCACATCGCCCGCGCCCACGTCCATCCTGGACGGTGGCAGCGCAAGGCTGATGCTGTCACGCGCCAGTCGTGATTCCGCCAGCCAGCGTTCGGCCAATTGCCGCCCCTCGGACCGTGTCATCGCAAGCGACAGATCGTTCGACGATACCGCGTGAGTGGCCTCATCCGGCAACACCGCCTCTTCAGCGACCACATCATGATCGGCCCCACTTTCGATGAACCGAACCCGTACACGGCCGGTGGTTTCCGCCTCGGGCGCGCGGATCTGCTCGCGCGTCGTCTCCAGTTCGGCCGTGCGGGCCAGCTCTTCCGACAAAAGCGGGATGGGCGTGTTTCCCTTTCGCATCCGAAACGCCAGCACGCCGTCCCGCTCCACCGCGTCAAATCCATGGGCCAGCATGAGCGATTGCAACGCCGCGCGCGCCTCGCCGATGTCATCGACAACAAAGCCACGCACCACGCCGTGCAGGCCCTGCGTGTCGATCTGCGTTAGCCCCGCGCGCGCGCAAATCTCGGTCACGACCGAGGCAAGCGTCCGCGATCCCGCCCGCCCGTTGACCCAGTGACCGCGCGCCATGTTGCCGCCATCGCCCCACAGGGTCCGGTTGTTGGGAAAGGCCGGGAACGGGCGCGTGTCCCATGCCCAGACATAGGCGTGGTCAAGATCGATCATCGCGCCGCCATACAGCTCGGACACAGGGTTGTTTTCAGGCTCGGCCCAATACCCCAGCATTGCGCGCAGGTACTGGATCTGGATGAAATCGTCACGCAGCCCGTTCGAGGCGCGCGGCAGCGCGGATTCCGACGATTTCGGATCGACGAACTTGTTGGGCTGGTTGGTTCCCTTGTCGACAGCGGCACAGCCCAGCTCGGTGAACCGGATCGGCTTTGAACCGGGGACCCAATCGGTTGCCAGTGCTTGTCGCACGCCGCCGATGCGGTCGTGATGCGGTTCGGACCACCAGTTGCGGATATCCTTGTAGCGCCAGATCCAAGGCTCATCATGCGCATCGTCGGTGATCGGGGTGCGCCGCTGCGATGCGATTGCCTCTTCCGAAGCATAATACCAATCGTAGCCTTCCCCGCCCGCTACGTTCGCGCGCAGATAGTTTAGATCGTGAATGCTCTGCCAACCTGCGGCCCGGTCTGCATGATCGTTGCCATCGCGCCAATCCGACAGGGGCATGTAATTGTCGATTCCAATGAAATCGATCTCGGGGTCCGCCCAGAGCGGATCAAGGTGAAACAGCCGATCACCCGAACCATCCTGCGGTTGATAGCCGAAGTATTCCGACCAGTCAGCGGCATAGCCAAGCTTCACATCCGGCCCCAGCAGGGCGCGCACCTCTGTCGCTAGTTCGCGGAACGCTTGAACCGCGACAAAGCCCGAAGCCCCTCGAATTTGTGTCAGCCCGCGCATCTCGGAGCCGATGCAGAAAGACTCGACGCCGCCCGCCGCCGCACAAAGCGCGGCGTAATGCAGAATGAACCGCCGCACGCCCCATTCGTCAGGACCAGAGTAGGAAACAGTCCCATCACCCAAGGTAAAATCCGCCGCCGAAGCGGTTCCGAAAAAGGCCGCCACCTCGGCGTCCGCCCCACTGGTGCCATCCGGGCTACCCGCACGCCCGGGCGCCGTCGAAAGAGAAATCCGCCCGCGCCAAGGCAGCCGCGCCTGCTCGGCACCACCGTAAGGGTCGGGCAAGCCATTGCCTTCCCGCTGGTCCATAAGGATGAACGGGTAGAACATGACCTGCCGGCCTTCGGCATTCATATGGCGGATCGCCTCCACCACAGCCGCGTCGGCGGGGGTGCCACCATAGATCGGCCGGTCGTCCGCCCGGGCGATTTCCTCGGCGTTGGAGCGGGTCAGCCCAGCCACGTTCCAGGGCATGTTCTCCCCCTCGATCGCGGCGCGTTCGATCTTGGGGCGCACCAGGCAACTACCACAGCGCAGATCACTCCCGAACCACGACACCACCAGCGACACGGCCTGCGCTGCCGGCAGGTCGCTTGCCAGTTGCGCCATCGCGGTTTCAAAATCGCTGCGCCCCGAGGGCGTGTTCATGTTCGCCGCCCAGCGGCTGCCCGGCCCGTTGGTGTAATAGACCGGCGTCGTCGCAAGGCTGTATTCGCCGGTCCCGGGAATCGCGGCAACCCCGCGCACGATCTGCGCCAGGTCGCTGTCGAAATCCGGTGCGTCGGGCTGAGCCGGGCGCAGCACCTCAAAGGAAAACTGTGGCACCCGGTTGCCGAAGCGTTCCAACTGCATGTCTTCCATCACCACATAGGCCGTGCCACGATAAGCCGGCACATTCCCCGCGCCTTCAACCGCCTCCATCACCGGGTCGGGCAACTGATCGCCCGCTCCGACATAGACCCGCATGTTCAGATCACGGGGCGCCACCTCTTCGCCATCCGCCCAGACACGCCCCACCCCGCCGATCCGGCCTTCGCACAATGCCACGGCCAACGACACGCTGTAACTGTAGGTCGTCGTTTTTGGCGCTGCGGGCGCGCCTTTGCCCCCGCCCGACACTGTTGCCGTTTCCTGAAAGTCCGAGGCCCAGATCACCTGCCCGCCCACGCGCATCCGGCCATAGACCTGCGCAATCGGGGCACCATCCGCCGCCTGGGTCAGGCGAAACCGTTCGACCCGGCCAGTTTCAACTGCGGCCGAGCCCCGCCCCAAGATGCGTTCGTCAATCACCCGGCCCAGTGTCGCGCCGACTGCGCGCCCGATGGCAACGCTCGACAGTCCGGCCAGCGTGCCACCAACGGAGCCGCCAATCGCTGCCCCGGCCGCCGAAAGTAGGATGGTTGCCATGCAGATACCCCCTTATGGGAATTGGAAACAGGCCACGATACGGCGTTGCCACGGCTGGCTCAGCGGGCTCTCGATCACACCCCGGCCCGAATAGGCATGAATGAAACCCGGTGCGCCGTTGCTGTCGCACAGCAGCCCGATGTGTTTTGCTACCCCGCCATCCCGCATCCGAAACAGGATCACGTCGCCGGGCCGCGCCTCTTCACACCGTCGCTCGCGCATGTGCCGACGCGCCGCCAACCACAAACGCTCTTCCCGCTGTGGCTCGGACCAGTCCATCGAATAGGCAGGCACGGCTTCGGGCTCGGCCCCGTACAGCTCGCGCCATATGCCCCGGATCAAACCAAGGCAATCGGCCCCCGCCCCGCAACAAGCCGCCTGATGGCGGTAGGGCGTGCCGATCCAGCGGCGCGCGATGGCAACCGCCCTGTCGGCAACGGTGCTCATCTCCGGCTCCCCCCCGAGTTGACACCGGTCTTCTTGGGCACCGACATCATCCAGTCCTCGCCCGGTATGTCCGGAAAGCCCTGATAGTTGATCAGGTTGCCGAACTTCAGCTTGCAGGTCTCCAACCGCTTGTCACAGCCCGCCTCCAGCTTCACGCGCTCGGGCGCAGCAACCGCCGCGCGGATCGGCTCCCACAGCTCGATCTCGCGGGCGCCAGCAACGAAGCGATCATGCTTGATCGGCGCCCACAAACCGGCGGCTGGTCCTTCCAGAACGCTCAGCCGCCCGCGTTGAAACCAACCCGGCTCGAACCCATCCAAATCGTCCCACCGAAAGACAAGCCTGTCCGTGACAGCCTGCGCTTCGATCTCAACCGCATAGCCCGGCTGGGACAGGTCGAACCGGCACTGCGCATCGCCCAGAACAGCGGTGCACGGCCGTTGATAAGCGCGCCCGACCGGACGGTTCAGCGCCTCTGTCAATCCGCGCAACTCGGCGCGAAAGGCCCCGCCACTGCGGCGGATCTCACCGATGGTGCCGCGAAACTGCAACCATCGCACCGACACATCGGCCCAGTTCACCAGCCAGGCGCTCACTTCTGCCGCGTCGAACCGCCCGGCTTCGATGTCTTCTTCCCTAACCGCCACATCGCTCAACGCACCCAGCGCCTCGGAGTTGTCGACCGAGATCCCGGTTGTTTGCTGCAAGGCCGAGGCCGCAAGACCCGTCTCCGCCGCAAATTCCATCCCGTCAAAGCGCAGCGTGCAGTCATGATCGGTAAAGCCGAAAGTCACGCGGTCGCGGCGCACCACCGACCAGCACCGGCACAGTGTTGTCATCCCACCGGCAACATGGGCGCGAAAAGCCTCGCTCATGCCGGCCATCACACGCGCACCTCGACCACGGGCACATTCGGCACTTCGCCTGCTTGAAAGCTTGCGACGCTTGTTGCGATACGATCAGAATCGAACCGCACGGGCACGTCGAATTCAAATCCCGCCATGATCCGCGCGCCTTCTGCCGGTGGGTGAACGAACGTGACGACACCCGTCGTGGTGTCGATCTCGAAATCCACCCCTTCAGCCAGCAGGTCCTGCTCGATGCCAATCCGCACCGAACCCGCCACCGGTTTCGTGATTGGGCGCGCATAGGTGAACGCGCCCGAGCGATAGGTCTTGCACAGCGGGAACTGCGTCTCCGTTCCATCGCCTTGCCCGATCTGCTGATCTTCAAAATCGGGGGCCGCACTGGCCCGACCCGACTTGTAATCCGACCAGTCCTTCCATCTAAATCCGTACATCTGCCCGCGCCGGGCCTCGAAAAAGGCGATCAGCGTCTCGATATCGTCCAGGGATCGCAGCCCAAGCCCCGCATCATAGCGCCGCCGCGAATGGGCCCAGGGGGTGTTGCGTTCTTCGAACCCGTTGGCCAGCGTCACCACGTCGGTGCGCCGCTCCGGCCCCCCGATCGAGCCGAAACTCAGCGAAGCCGGAAATCTGACGTCGTGAAAGTTCATGGCAAACCTCTCAAGTAGCGAACTAGCGGTTGCGGTTGCCGCGACTCAGCGCCCGGCTCATCTGTGCGGCGATCTGGCCCTGGCTACGCTGAAATCCCTGCACGTCAGGCGTCTGAACATTCATCACCACCTGAACACCACCGCCGCCATTTCCGCGCACACCCAGCTTGCCATCGCGCCCCCGCGCAAGCGGCATAATCGCCTCGGGGCCGGCTTCGCCCATTAGCCCGAAACCGCCGCGCATCGGAAACGTCGTCGGACCCGATACAATGCCGCCATTGGCAAAGGGCATTACCCGCCCCTGGCTGAAACTGGCGCCATTCTCGAACGGCAGGATCCCCTGCATCAGCCCATTGACACCCTTGGCCAGCAAACCGCCGAAATGCTGCGTCACCGGGCGCATCGCGGCAGAATAGGTCGTCTGGATCATGGATTGCGCCACGGTTTCCAGCGCGTCCGACAGCTTCATCCCGTCAAAGACCACGCCATCGAACGCGCGCCGCAACCCGCGCGACAGCCCGCGCTCCAGCGTGGCCACATCCTGCCCCGTGGCCGCAAGCGACTCGCGCATGCGGCGCAGTTCGCTGTCAAATCCGGCCGTCATCTGGGCCGCTGCGCTCAGGCTGTCTTCCAGACCCTCGGCGCGTTCACTCAGATCGTCAATTCCGTCACGGTCCGACATCAGACATCTCTCCTGTATCTTCGGGCCCGGTCTCGTCGGGAAACGCTGCAAGCAGCCTCTCCAGCCCGTCCCGTCCCATCACGGGCGACCGCAATCCCTGCCCGGCCATCACGTGCAACTCGGCCGGGGTCAGGGCCCAGAATTGCGCCGGTGTCAGCCGCAGCCCGTGCAGCCCCAACCGCATCAGCACAGGCCAGTCGAAGCCGCTCACTCTGCCGCGCCGGGCACGATGAAGGCGCGTGCGATCAGCTGCGCCGCCGCCCGGGCCGCCGCAACCGGGCCGCCTTCGATCTCGGCACGCATCAATGCGGCTCGATCAATATCGCTGCCCGCGCCGCGCGCACCTGCAAGCACAAGTTCCAGAACATCGCGGCTGGAAAATCGCCCCGCCTCGAACCGTTCGACCAGCGCCACAAGCGACGGCTCTTCCAGCCGCTCTTCCAACTCGGCCAACGCGCCCAGTGTCAACTTCAGCACATGCCGTTCCCCGTCGATCACCAGTTCGGTCTCGCCCGTCCAAGGGTTTGCCATCACAGGGCCGTGAAACTCAGCGCACCCGCGCTCGACAGCGACAACTCATAGGTCGCCTCGCCATTGTGGGTGCCCGCGTATTCGATCGACGACAACTGAAACTGTCCCTCAACCACGCCGAAATCCGGGATCACCACCTGGAAATCGGGCGTATCGCCATCAAAGAACAGCTGCCGTGCACGCTCGTCGGTACTGGCATCGCGAAACACCCCAGCGCCCGAGATCGAGGCCGATTTGACACCCGCCCCCGACAGCAGCTCGCGCCATCCGCCTTGGCTGTCGAGACTTGTCACATCGACACTCTCGGCGTTGAAACTCACCCGCGTGGCCCGCAGGCCCGCAATGGTCTGGAACTGGCCGTCACCGGTCATATCCACCTTGATCAACAGATCCTTGCCGTTCTGGGCGCCCATATCCGTGTCTCCACAAATTTCATGTTCAGTTATCTTCGACCCGCGCCCGGAACCGCAGATCGATGCGCCGCATCCGTGCGGCGGTTCCAAGCCGGCGCGCGCTCGCGCGTTCGAACCACAGCCCTATCAATCGACCGCGCTCCAGCGTCAGTTCAGCGTCGCACAATCGATCGGCGATCACCGCTGCGGCCGCTTTCGCGCTGGCAAATCCGGCCACTTCGGTCACGACCGAAACGCGCAGAAAATGCAGAGCTCCGTGGCCACTCGAGTCTGAACGGTCGCGCATATCCTCTTCGCCCAGCATGACGTACAGATCGGGCATCTTGCCCGATGGCAGCGCGTCATAGATGGCGTCGCCCACGATCGCGGTCAGCGCCGGGTCGCTGCTCAGGTGCTGATACACCGCAGCCTGTAGCGCGGCTCCGATGGCATAGCTCACGACACCACCTCCTCTTGCGCAAAACAGGTCAGGAACCGGCCATCCGAACCGCAATCTGCCACAGCAAGGATGGGGAAAATCCGCTCGCCCTCGCGAAACCGCTGGTGCGGCATGGGTCGCGACGCCGAGCCATGCGGCGTCGCCCTCACCACAATGCGGTAGGCCACCGCTGAAACCGGCACACCCACTTCGGCACGCTCGCGCCCAGTGCGAGGCTGGACATCCGCCCAAATATCTCCCAGCGGCACCCAGACCTCTTCATAGCCGCCGCCGCCATCCGCCAGGCGCTGACGCATCTCAAGCGTCAGGCGTCGGTTGAGACGCGGCGCGCTCACTGACCATACCCCGGTGTCAACCGGATCGGACGATACCGCTGCACGAGAGAGGTCACGCCGAACGGCATACACCCTTCGCCCAATGCGGTTTCATGCCGGTATTCATAGTAGTGCGACGCCAAAAGCAGAACTGCCTGCCCCAGATCGGCGGGAAGCGCCTCCCAGTTGGCTGCAAAGCCGGCCCTAAAGCGGATCCGCACCCGACCGCTGGGCGGCACCATTGGCAAGGCCGCCCCAAGAGGGCGCAGGCGCGGCCGCTGACTGTCGGGTTCGATCCGGAACTGTGCGACCGGAATATCGGTCTCGTAATCCTGTGCGTTGACCAGCGTTACCTGGACCAGATCGGTCACCGGCGCCACAGGCATCACCTGTCCCGATCGGTCACGCCAGCCAGCCAGTGTCCAGCAGAACTGTCGGATAACAAGAATCTTACTTGTCCGCGCCTCGATCGCCGCAATGGCAGCGCGCAGGAAGCCCTTCAGAACCGGGTCCTGGAGGCCGTCTTCGCCAAATCCCGTTCCAAGCCGCAAGTGCGACTTGAAGGCATCCACCGGCAGGGCCTGATCGGGTACGGTGGTTTCTTCGATCAACATCATGAATTCACTCCGCAACCTCGGAACCCTCCGGCTCGGGGATAGACTCCCGATGGCGGACGCGTGCGTCTCCACATTGCTCGGACGGAGGGGAGCAGCTAGACAACATGGAGGGGTTTGTTCACGCGCCCGCCGCGAAGCCGGTTGCCCGGCCCCACATCCGACGTCACCGGTCAGGAAACGCCGAATTTCAGCAGCTTGATCGCGGCGAAATCGGAAATATCGCCGCCAACACGCTTGGTTGCATAGAACAGCACATGGGGCTTGGCGCTGAAGGGATCGCGCAGAACCCGAAGGTCGGGCCGTTCGGCAATGGTATAGCCGGCACCGAAATCGCCAAAGGCCACGGCAAAGCTGTCGCTGGCAATATCGGGCATGTCCTCGGCGACCACCACCGGGTAGCCAAGCAGGCGCGCCGGTTCGGCAGCGGCCAGCCCGTCGCTCCACAGGAAGCGCCCGTCGGCGTCCTTCAGCTTGCGCACGGCGCCCGCGGTTTTCGAGTTCATCACGAAACTCGCCCCGGCCCGGTACCGCGCGCCAAGCGCGTAGACCAGGTCGATCACCGCATCGCCGCCGCCGATATCGCCATCGGCCCCGGTCGCGACATAGCCGATGTTGCCCCAGCTCCACGTGTCGTTGTCCACCGTGGTGTGGTCCAGTATGCCGCGCGGCTTGTCGATGCCGTCGCCGTTGATGAAGGCATCCGCCTCGGCACGGGCAAACTTGTCGGCGATCCGCTCTGCCAGCCAGCCTTCGACATCGAAGGCGCTGTCGTCCAGCAACCGCTGCGAAGCCTTGGGCAGTGCGCTCAGCTCATGCAGCTGAATAGATATCCGGTCAATCTGCGGCGTAGCGGTTTCAGTGGTCGCTGCCGTCTCGGTCGCCCAACCAGCGCCGATGTCGGCCTGATCGACAAGCACATCAAAGGTCGTTGCCTCGACGTTCACGACAGCCGCAACCGACCGCAGCGACCCGGTAGAGTACAGCACCGATTTCACGCGGTCCGAGGTCTGGGGGTCGACAAGGTAACCGCCATCGCTGTTGACGACGGTCGACAGCGATTTGTGCTCGATCTCAAGGCCGCGCAGGGCATCGTCGTCACCGTTGCGCAGGTAGGCATTGAACGCCTTGCGATGCGGTGCCCCAAGATCCGCCGACGCAGCCAGCTGCGGCCGGGCGGCAAGTTGTGATTTACGATCCAGCATTGTCAGTCGCTCTTCCGTCTGTTGAAGTTTCGATTTAACTCCGTCCTGAAATTCTTTGAAATCGCGCAGGAAATCACTCATCGCGACTTTCACCTCCTGAACCGGGCTTGCTGCATCGCCGTTCCAGGCCTTCGTCTCGCTCTTGCTCATAAGACCAATCCTTCAATTAAGTTTCGCGTGGCTCACAGCCGCACCAGTTCCTGGCGCGCGCGTTCCAGCGCCTCGGCCAGTTCGCGCAGATCCGCCCAGGCGCCCGGGTCATCCGCCTTGCCTGACACCCGTGCACTGGCCAGCATCGGAAAAGTGACGAGCGAGACCTCCCACAGGTCCAGCTCGATCAGCACCCGGTGGCCCTTGTCGTCTTTCGTGGCTCGCACGGTACGATACCCGATCGACAATCCATCAATGGCCCCGGCGCCAATCAGCGCCACAGCCTCGCGGCCACACTGCGTACTGTCCAGTATCCGCCCTTTGACCCAGAGGCCCCGCGCATCCGAGCGCACTTCGTCCCAGACACCGATCGGCTGGGCCGGGTCGTGCTGCCACAGCATTTTCAGCTTCCGCCCGGTCTCGGCCAGCCGTTCGATGGCGCCGTCATAGGCCCCTTTGCGGACGATATCTCCGGATTGGTCGGGTTCATCGAACAGGCTGGCATAGCCCTCGATGACCGCGGCATCATCCACGCGCAAGGCTGTGCCAAAGCGTGCGAACTTGTGTTCCAGCCCACCTTCGATTTCCATGCTGAACTCCTGAGGTTTCAAATTTTCGCTTCATGGGGCCGCGACAAGGATCGACTCGAAGGCCTGCGCCAGGATCACGGCGACCACGCCGTAAACCGTCAGCCACAGACGCCGCTCCAAGCGCTCCATCATCTCTTCCAGCCGGTCCAACCGCTTATTCAGGTTCTCGTGGTGCGCTTGATAAACCTTCTCATGCGCCACCATCCGCAGACCCGGCTCGCATTCGAACGATTTGTATTTGGGCCATTCTTCACGCATCCCGCCCGCCTTCCGGCAGCGCCGGCAACCCAAGCAAAGCGCGCTTTTCGGCATCCGTCAGGAATTCCGCGTTTGATACCCGCGCCCATTGCGCATCGCGTTCGGCTGCCAGCGCTGGCACCTGATCCAGATCGGGCTTCAGTTCCATAACCTCACCCGTGAAACACGACAGCCACGCCGAAAGGGCAGATGCAACCCGCGTCGCCAGCGGCAGAACCGTCAGTCGGAAAAAGGCGCGGTTTGCCTCCTGATAATTCGCATAGGTGGCATCGCCTTGAATCCCCAGCAGCATCGGCGGCACGCCAAAGGCCAGCGCGATTTCCCGCGCGGCGGCTTCCTTGGTTTTCTGGAACTCCATATCGCTGGGCGAAAATCCCATCGGCTTCCAATCAAGCCCGCCCTCCAGAACCATCGGCCGTCCGGCATTCCGCGCGCCCTGGAAATTGGCCTCGATTTCCGCAGACAGACGCTGAAACTGGTCATCGGCCATGGTGCCCTGCCCATCCGCGCCGTGGTACACCAGCGCTCCACTCGGCCGCGCCGCGTTGTCCAGCAGCGCCTTCGACCAGCGCGAGGCGCTGTTGTGCACATCCACTGCCATTGCAGCGGCCTGCAAGGGCGACAGCCCGTAGTGGTCGTCCTGCGGGTGGAAGCTGCGGATATGGCACACCGGAGAAGCCGCGCAGGTTGCGTCGAACCGGTGCTTGCGCCCGCTTACAGCATATTCATACCCCATCGGCCAACCATCAGCTCCGGGAATGACACGCATCCGGTCGGACCGCAGCACATGAAGCTCCAGAGGCAACTCCGCATCTTCTCCGACCGCCTCGATATAAGCGTTTCCGGTCAGCAGCAGCTGACCGAACAGCGCCTCCAACAATTCGGCCCGTCCCTGTGCAAGGTTCGGGCGTTTGATCAGGTTCAGCACCGGATGGCTGTCATACCGCCGGCTGGCATCCTGCAACACCAGCGGAAGCGCCGCCGCTGCTTCGGCAATCAACTTGACCGAGCGAAATCCGATCGGATTACCGGAAAACCCCGTCTTGGTCAGTGTCACCGTATCGCGCGGGCTCCACGCCACACGACCGGCACTGTGGTAGGCCACAACCGCTCCTGTCGCGCTCGCCTTTTGCTCCGGGGTCTCCCCTTGTGTTCTGAGGCGAAGGAAGTCCAATACCATGATTGTTGCTCCTGATCTGCGCTGGGCACCGGCCGGCCCGGATGGCCGGGTCGATGCGTTGGAAAAATCAATGACAGCAAAGTGCTAACGGCCACAAAAGCGACCGTACGGTGGTCAGCGAAGGGCGCGTTACAACATGCGCAGACTGGGCCGCCTATAATGGCGCGCAGGTGCGATCATCAGCTCGTGCAACGCCCAGACCAACGCATCCACCCGGTCGGGAGAGCCTTCTCCCTCGTACCCGCGCGGCGTCATCCGGCTCATCTGCTCTTCCAAATCCAGCAGGCCCTCGGCATGGCGCACCCGCCCCTGCTGATACAACGCCGCCACCGGCTCGGCGCGCGCGATCTTGCCACGTGCCGCATGGACGGCCTTGTAGGGCACGAACGGATCAACCTGCCGGATCACCTCTTCGACAAGCTGCCCCCCCTGATTAACCTCGGCGATCAACCGTTCGGCGCCGTATTGATCCATCGCCGCAATTGCGGCACAGGCCCAGCCCACCGGCCCGACACCCCGGATCGTGCAATCGGCCAGCACATAGGCGCGCCAATCCTGCGGGGGCCCCTGTGTCTGTGCGCCCGCAACGATGATCCCGCAGGCGTCGGATTTGTCATTGCTGCTAACTGCCGGGTCCAGCGCCACGATCACACGATCCATCGCCGGGATCGTCCTGATCCGGGCCTGCTCGATCATGTCATGCGTCCACAGCGCGCCTTCGGTATCCACCAGCATGACACCGTCCAATTCCTGCCGACCAAGCCGGGTGCCCGAATACATCCGCCGCACTTCTTCCAGGAAACTCTTGGCCAGATTGGCGCGGTTGGCTTCGGTCGGGGCCTGGCTGGTCACCGTTGTCTCCATCGACAAGACCATTTTCAGCACCTCAACGTTGCGCGGTGTCGTCGTCACACAGGCTTGGGGAAAATCTCCCAGACGCAGCGCGAATTGCAGCATGTCCCACGTCTCGCGACCGCGCCGCCACTTGGCCAACTCGTCCAGCCAGGCGGCATCGAACTGCGGCCCCCGCAGCCGCTCGGGATCGCTTGCAGAAAACGCCTGCGCCTCTGCCCCATTTGGCCAGATCAACTTGCGTTCGGTGATCTTCCATTCCGGGCGTCGGTCGGGCGGCGAACAGGTCATGATCCCGCTGTCGCCGAGGATCATGACATCGCGCACCTGGTCATAGGTCTCGCCAACCAGCGCCACACGCCGCGCCACCCCGGGTTCCAGCGGGCACGACCCTTCAACCTTGCCGCGTACCCATTCCGCCCCGGCCCGTGTCTTGCCGGCACCCCTGCCTCCCATCACCACCCATGTGCGCCAATCCCCCTCTGGGGGCAACTGATGCGGCAT